GTTCCTCACCTTTGGAAGGGTCGCACGTTCTATACAAACACATTATCTGAATATAATCAATTTTTTTGAAAGGAGGGCAACCAATACCGCAGCAGAGTCATTCAATGCTAAAATCAAAGCATTTAGAGCACAGTTCAGAGGAGTAAGAGATAGAGCTTTTTTATTATATAGACTTGCTAAATTATATGCTTAAATATAAAATCCCTCAGATTGTTACGTTGACCCGAGAAAAGCCCAAGAAGCCGACAATTCATGAAACCAAATACCCACACATGAGTATAATAATGAAGAAATGATTGTATAAGGTAGGGCAACACCTTGCAAGATACGAAGGAATTAGACACGCAAGAATAACACTTTACCTATTTCCCTACAGACAGAACGGTAACGGGGCGCATTGTGTTGTGCAAATGTTGTGCAAGTCGGTAGAAATACAAAAGCCAAATACTTGATTTTTAAGTACTTGGCTTTTTCCTTTGTCGGGGTAGCGGGAATTTCACTACTGACAATAAGATGCTGACAATCCGTTGCGTATAAAACTGTATAACTGTATATTCTTCTATTATTGTCTATTAGTGTATATCATCATTATTTTCTTTTTCTATTTTTCGCAATTCATGTTCAAGCTCTTCTGGCTGAAGTATTTTCTGGGGATTGCATTCCTTTATCCAACCTTCTATGAACCCTTTATGTGCTCCATGTATAGCTTCAAAAGGAAATCTCATAGTTTTATTAGTATCATATTTAAATAGTACATAACAATTAGAGGTTGGTTCATCCACCTTCTGAATAGATAAAGTTGGGAATGCCTTACGCCATTTCTTTATGAAACTATCAATTTTGTAAACAGAAAATATTTCTATTGTTCTCATTACTTATTTAGTATTTCTAAGTTGTTATCACCAAAAACCAATTTAAGCACTTGGTCTTTCCGATCTTTTTTTAATTTTATCTGAAGAATTGCTTCCAAATCTTCTTCACTCTTACCGTTGAGGGTGTATTTTTGAGGATAAGTGAAAACATCAATAATATCCATATCTAAGTTCGTTGCAAAATTTGAAAGTTGCCATAAACTTAGTTGAACTTCCCCCCCCAGTATTTTGCTAAATTGAGATGGTGATGTTCCTGCAAATTCGGCTGCGACAATTTGGGTTAACCCCCTATCTGCAATGATTTTACGTATCTTTTCAATCACTGGATGTATCGGTGTTTCATTCTTCTTTTTCATAGTTTAAAGTTATGAATTGGTTATCAATAAGTTATCTTCTTTTATGAAATAAAATTTCATAATATTCAATTATTGATTTCATATTTTGAAATATTATTTCTATGTTTGCACTGCGTTAATAAATTCGCGCGACTAAGTTGGGGAAACGAAATGCAAAATCAATAGAAAACTTTAATTATTTATCAATTATGGTATTTACAGACTATATGAAGAGCCTGCCTAATCAGCAGCAAGAAACTATTAAGAAATTGGCCGAATTGACTTATTCTACTCCGGCGGCAGTGTATCGTTGGATTAATGGAGAGAACAATCCTCCACTTATTAAGCAGAAAGTTATCGCCGAATATCTCGGCAAGAGTGTAGAAGAATTATTTCCAACAACTAAAAGCTATTAAGATTATGGAACAAAATATTACCATAACGCCCGAAATCAAAGACATGGTCTCTGTACAAGGAATGAATCCGATTCCAAAAGAATTCAATTACTTAATAAATGATATAAAGAGAGCAATACGCAGTGGAAAAAAAAGATATCTGGTAAGTAGCAGACATTTAAAACCTGAATATGAAAGAGCTTTGTTAGATGTTGGGTATAAAATTAGAAAAGGACGTGTAGCAACTCAAATTATATGGTAGCATTTATCTCCAATATTGAATTCTACAACACCCCTGAAGGTGATGTGATGATGAAAGAGTTCGGGCAGCCGGCTGTTGTTCTCAAGGAGGCTGACCGCCCGACTATCGAACACATGCTTACTGTCATCAGAGACAGATATCCGAAAGCACATGCTCGGCTGATGCAGCTCTACTCCAGCAGCACGATGAACCGGTGGCATTATGAATTCCGGGTAGTTCATCGTTTCATCCGATGTAATTTCGGAGAGTATGACCAGTACAATCTTGACATTAACAAGGATGGACAGTTTGTATTCGAGGAGGTCAAATGCCCATTACGAGGTGAATGTGAACATGAAGGGGTGATATGCAGACCGGAGCTTGATACAGCACTGACCGATCGCGAGATGGATGTATTCCGGCTCATTGCCTCCAGCTGCCAAACTGATGAAATTGCGGCAGAGCTACATATCTCGCCTTGTACGGTTAACCGCCATCGAGAGAATATCAAGGCAAAAATCAAGGTTCGTAATGTGGGTGAGATGATTTCCTACTGGCATCGGAATCAAATGAAATAAGCCCACCGTGAGGTGTGCCATCTGTGTTTAATGTGTATTCTATGGCTGTGGAGGTCTGCGAAGATAGTCCAGCCCCTCATACTACATTCAAATGGTAGCGGTATACTTAAGATTTGCCGCAACTGGGGTTCGATTCCCCTATATGAGACGATGATTTACTAACTTAAAATAGAGAGGAAAAATTAAATGAGACAAATAGAAATTGTAGTAGATTATAATGATGGTAACTATGAGACGATTCGGAAAGAGATTAGTGATGAAGAATTAAATTATTTCAATTCTTTATTTCAAGCGATATCTGCAAAGGGTACGTGGCATAATTGGGTTCAAAATGAACTTGAATCCGAACTTGGACTTTTGAAAGATATGTATCCTAACATATCTGAAAAGGTTCTGGATAAATTTGATGAGATATTACTCTTTGGCTGTTCTGATTATTGTTGTGGATGGATACATACAATCCGTAGTATTCAGATTCTTGAAGTCACCGTGATTGAAAAACTGGTGTAATACCAATAAGGCATGAGTTAATGTGCAACAAAACAATATGCATGTAGAATATTATGTGTTGGTTGGTAGATAATGAACTTTAAAAAGTAAAAAATATGAATAATGAAAAAGGTTTCTCCTCCATATCCACTCCTGACGGACAGTTCCGGATGTGGGTTCCACGCCCGACTTCTTCGGGTAGAGTAATATGCAACTGCGGATTTGCACTTAAAAGCCATCTTCCTTTCGTTGATGCCATTGATGCACTGGATTATTTGCAGATAGATGAAGTACGGCAGATAGACCAAGATCTCAGCGTCCTTGTCATTTCCTTTCTTAATACACCACATGAGTGTATGCTGAAGATGATAGAGGATATACCAGAACTCATGGAGCAATACTTGGTAAATACGTAAAATCTAGAATAACAAGGAATGTGATGGTAGTCATTTAACGAATAACTACTGAGATATGGAAGTGAAATATTTAGCGATTGAAATTAAAGGTGAAATATTCGTTATGAACAATAATGACGAATTAGGAGGACTAACAGATAACGATGTGCCACATACGGTTATTGGTCGGATATGTACTCAAGGGTGTAATACAACATGCTTACATTACCGTGGAGGTACGTGCCCTTGTAAGGTTATGAAAGATGCTGATGGGATTTTAATTCATGTTTTTGTAGACTAAAAAATAATATAACAAAATAGAAATGAGCATTATCCATCTATGTGAAATGTGCAAATACTGTACACATTCACCCAATTTATTTCAGCCATATTATTGGTGTTCGTGGTATGGAAAAGAAGTAAGGACACCGATTAGCGGATGTAATGAAATAACTCTCAAAACTAAGTATAAAGGAGCCAAAGTATGAACAAAAGAACAATGCAAATAGATGTTATCGGTCCGGTAGAAGGAACTGAATTAATGAAATGTAAATTGTACGTTGATGGTCGTGTGTGTGTAATCGGAATGTCACGATATGACTATGAAGAATTAATGAGAGAGAAAGTGTTTATCCGAGATGGTAAGAGTGTTGATTCTGCTGGTGTGATAAACACGACTAACACTTTCGTTGAAGAAGATTAATTCAAAATAAAATAAAAAAGAAATATCAATGAAGAAAGGTCAGAAGGTACGCATTCTGCGTACCAATCAGGTAGCGACAATCGTCGAAGTGGAGTTAGTTCGTAAAGGTGGCAAAGTACATCGGTACTACCACCTGAAGGTAGATAACAAGCCGGACTTATGGCTGGACGCTTCAGAACTTGGTAGTGTGGTGGAGGAAGTGAAGGTTTCAGTAGTTGATGACCGGAATCGGGAATTGCACTTGGCTATATGCCAGGACTACTCCAAGGATAAGATGACGGTACAGCTTACCGGCAAGAATCCGGATAATCTGAAGGAAGCTTCCGGACTATATGCGAGACTGATGAACTTGTTCATTGGGAGCCTAAAGGAAACGCGGGAACTATAGGAGCAGACAACGTCCTTGAATATTTATTTCCACAAAAAACTAGCAGAAAGGGAGGGGACAGAAATGGAAAGCTTATTGAAATATAAAATGGAAAACCTCGATTGGATAGATTACTTTTTGGAGAAGCTTGGTGCCAATGCTTTCCTAGGTTTTGAAACGAAAGTATATAGTGCCCTCAATAAACTCAAGGTTATGCATTACTATGATATCGGGGGCTCGGTCATACCGGAGCAGCAGGAACTATTTATCAAATTCTGTTGCTGCTATATCACCGGGCACCCTGAATACGAATTCAATGAGGACTATACACAGATATGGAGGAAAGAAAGCTATGAACAATGGAAGATGGCAACCCGACGAGGACAGATATGTACGGGAAAATGTCAATAAGAAAACATTGGAACAGATGGCAGAACATTTGGGAAGATCTGCATTGGCAGTACAATTATATATGCACCGAAAGCATATTGTGGTAGGTCAAACCGTCAAACGAAATATTGTACAGGAAATGCTTCGGCTTAAATTCCGGCACCCGGAGAATTTCATGCCTAACCGCGCCTTTTATAAGGAGGTAGGTATCAACCAGATGCGTTGGTGGGATATTTTCTATGGCCGAAAAAATATAAATCAGGAAGAATATATCGCGTTGTCGAAGTATTTCGGCATAACACTGGAGGAGGCATTCGCAGCGCGTCAACTTTGCATATTTGAAGAATAATGATTGATGACGAATTGAAACAAAGGATAAAGGATGCCAACGAGATTACGGACGTGATTGGTCAGTTTGTATCCCTTCACAAGAGAGGTATCAATTATATAGGAATCTGCCCGTTCCATTCGGACCGACATCCGTCAATGACCGTCAGCCCGTCAAGACAGACATACAGGTGTTTCGTCTGTGGCAAAGGAGGGGATGTCATCCAGTTTGTCCAGGACCATGAGAACATGTCATTCAACGAGGCTGTCACCTGGCTGGCCGGTCGTGTGGGAATCTCTCTTCCGGAACGGGTGATGTCCGACGAGGAAACGGCCAGGGTAAAAGAACGTGAAGCGCAACGCATAGCGATGAAAGGTGCCGCATCCTTTTTCGGGAAGCATCTTCCGGAGGCGCAACTTTATCTGCATGACAGAGGGTTCAGCCTAGATGACAAGGTCCTGAAGGATTTCAGAATAGGGTATGCCCCGGCAGGCAATCTGGCTAAAAAGGAGATGCTTGCAGCCGGATTTTCCGAACAGAAGTTGCTTGAGACGGACATCCTGAAGAGAAGCGAGAAGAACTTCACCTTTGATACTTTCAAGGACCGCATCATGTTTCCCTATTTTGATATCAAGGGCAACATAAACGGATATACCGGACGCTGGCTGGCTCCGCAGGAAAACACCGGCAAGTACGTCAATACCGGGGACACGCCGTTGTTCAAGAAAGGTACCCACCTTTTCGGTCTGTACCAGGCACGTACTGCCATTGCAAGATATGATTGTGCGTATATAGTCGAAGGCCAGTTCGATGCCATGTCCATGCACAAGTTCGGTGTCTGCAATACCGTTGCCACCAGCGGAACCGCACTGACTCCGGAACAGATACAACTGCTTGGCCGGTTCACCCATCGCGTGATACTTGTATATGATGCGGATGCTGCCGGGCTGAAAGCGTCACTGGCCAACTGCGAGGCTTTTCTGCGTGCGGGTTTCCAGGTCAGTGCAGTCCCGCTTCCTGAAGGGAAGGATCCCGATAATATTGCCCAAGAACAGAAACTTGAAACCGGAAAATGGCTTGCAAACCGGGAACAGAATTTCCTTCAATATTTTGCCATCTCCTTACGAGGCAAGAATCCCGGAACCGACCCAAACAGAGAGGAAGAGGCAATACAACGGCTTTCAACCCTCATGTCTGTCATCCCTTCGGAAACGCTTCTTCTCAAGTGCATAGAGATAATGGCCGGGATTTTCGGCTGCAATACGGAAGTCATCCAGCGGAAAGTGAATTCCATCTTGCGGCAGCGGAAGACAGCTTCCATCAAGGAGAAAGACAAGATGGTTCCCGGCATATATGGTATCGATATGATTGCGGAGGCACGTAGCGGAAATGAGCCTTGCATCCTGACATCAAATTATCAGGAGTTCCTCACCTTGTATGGAGATGCCCCCATAGCATACGTCCATGGCATTCCTGGAATGAACGACATACAGCAGTTGCGTCAGGCAAGCCAGATGTTCACCTCTGACAGCGATGGCCTCACTATTGCAAAGGATGGTACGGAATCCGGTTACCTTGCCGGATTATCCGCCATTTTCCGTGCCGGTATCTCAAATATCACCATAACGGTTGAGCGGGATGGCAATGATAACAATGACGACGAGGAAGAAAGCGATGACGAGGAAAATATGGATGGGGAGGCAAACGATATCATCGAGACTTTCAATTTCGCGAAATTCTATGTATTCCTGCACAAATCTTTTTTTAAGACCTATAATGGCGAGCGTGCTCCCTATATCGAACGTTGTGCCGAAATAATCAGCTACGCGGAAGATTCGGTACGCATCATCAATTTTACCTACTTTCAGAACTGCCTGGGGCTGACCAAGCAGGCCCTGAATGAAATACTCAAGCCCTATCTGGCCAAACGCAAGTCACGTATGGCCATCAATGCACAACGGACAGACGATGACTATACTGAAGAGAATTATGATCCGGACGAACTTCCCCGTTATGTTCAGGACAATCCGGAATATCTGCAGATGTTCCAGCAATGCAATTACTATCCGAAGTTAAACAAGCAGGGGGAGCCGGTATGCTACCTTTTCAAGAATGAGAAGTCCGGCCATACCATGGTCGGTGATTTCTATATGATTCCACTCTTGCATATTTACTCAGATAACGACGAGGAAAACAAGCGTGTCCTTAGAATAAACCGCCGTTATTACAAGACACCACTTTACATTGAGGTGAATTCCAAAATCCTGGCCAAGAAAAGCACTATTGAGGAGAAGCTGATTATGCTGGAAGCAGTCAACTTCACCAATGGTGAAGAGAAACATTGGACTAAAATACGTGAATATATGAGCAGACATTATGTTACTTGCACAGAGGTTTCCACATACGGGAACCAGCAGGAAGACGGTTTTTCCCGACGGGAAGACCAACAGTTTTTTGCCTTCGCCAACGGCATCTTCCATGTTGTTGACGGAATACCGAGATTTGATGCGGTAAATGAGCTTGGAGTGGTCACTCACAATGGCCGGAATTATTATCTGCCGGCATTCTCCACCATATATGCCGGTTCCGGCAAGCAGTCCGACAAGTACGAACTTATTTCACAGCTTGTCTATAAGGAAATCCCTATAGACAAACGTTGCACTTTCGACGGATGGGCCTTACTGATGGACCGTGTATATAAAATCAACGACAACGGGAAATGGGCCATTCTCTTTGCCATCATGTGCGCTTTCCGAAGCAATATACACTGCATAGACCGATTGTTTACAGCCCCATTCTTTATGGGACCGATGTCATCCGGAAAAACACAGATTGCGATATCCATCCGTTCCCTGTTCATTTCTCCCAAGATACCGATTTTCAACCTGAATATCGGTACTGACGCCGCCATGTCCACATTGATGAGCACTTTCCGGGATGTACCGGTTGTCCTTGATGAATACAACAATAAAGATATATCAGATATAAAGTTCCAGGCACTTAAAGGAATAGTATATGATGGCGATGGAAGACAGAAGCGTAAAGGCACATCCGGCAAGGAGATAGAAAACGACAAGGTGTACGCACCGGTTGTCATTTGCGGTCAGGAAACTCCCCAACGTGACGACAATGCACTCATGTCACGTATTATAGTCTGCGAAGTCCCCAAACCGAAAAACCGAACCCAAGAGGAAGTGGAGCTTTTCAACAAACTCAAGGATATAGAGGATCCGGCCAAAATCGGGTTGTCGAATGTCCTCTTTGAAGTCCTTCAGCTGCGTCCGCTGGTAATGCAGCATTTCCGGGCACTGAAGCAGAAATCCTATGATGAATTGAAGCAGACGCTGATGAATGCCGGTGAGATTGACCGCCTCATGAAGACTGCATCATTGTTTCTGGCGACATGCAGACTGATTGAGGATTATACAGAATTGAAATTACCGTTCACCTATGAGGAGTTTTTTAAAATAGCCTGCGATAAAATCAAATTCCAGGTGGAACTGATTTCCAAGACGGATAAACTGGCCACATTCTTCAAGGCTATGGATGTGATGATTGATACCAAGGCAATCAGGGAAGGCAGGGACTTCGCCATTGATACACCGGAACGAATCACCATCAAGCTGCCCGGAGGAGAGAAAAAGGAGGTTCCTATTCCTGCAGGAACCCGCGTGTTATTCCTACGCGTCAGTACCATCTATACACAGTACGCACGTTCTTCTTATAATCAGGAAGACTCAACGCAGTCGACCATCGAGCAGAACCTCCGCTCCCATCCCAGTTACCTGGGCTTTGTCCATGCACGCCGGTTCAATTGGTATGAAGTCGTGGAGGTACCACGCGGCGGTTTCGAAGAAGATACTCCCAATGAAACCGGAATTCCGGTAAAGCTCAACAATGACATGGTGCGTAAAGTTGAGAAGAAGTGTACCAATTCCAGTTGCATAGCTATCAACTACGAAATTTTCAGAGAATTATATAGCATTGATTTGCAACGCGGTTCTGAAGAATCCCGTGTTGACGTTAATCCCGACAATGACCCTATCGGAGCAATCGGTGCTCCCCAAGAGCTGAAGTTCTGATTTTTATTATAAACTTAAAAAAACGAATTATGGAAACAAAAATTATTACGAGAGTGAACAATGTGGACATCGTGTCTACGAGTGACGAACAACTGGTGCCCATCCGCCCGATATGCGAAGCACTGGGCATTGATGCAAACGGCCAAAAACAACGCATCGAACGGGATGAAATACTCGGTTCAACTGCGTGTATGATACACGCAGTTGCCGGTGATGGCAAAGAACGTGAAATGTATGCCATTCCCTACATGTACATCTTTGGCTGGCTCTTCTCCATCGACACGTCCAAAGTCAGCGAAAATGCCAGAGAGGCCGTCCTGCGTTATCAGACGGAGTGCTACAAAGCATTGTTCGAGCACTTCACCGAGCCGCAAACCTTCCTCAAACAGAAACAGGAGGTCATGGAGAAGAAAGTGACCGAGTACCAGGAGTGCCAGCGCCGCTTCAAGGATGCACAGAAACTGATGAATGAGGCAAAGTATGAACTGAATCAGGTGATGAAGCTCACCATCGAGGACTGGAGGGCGAACAACCGCCAGTTGAATCTACCGTTCACAGCTGAAGAAGTGGTTGAAGAATAAAATAATCCGGGCAGAATGCCGCACTATTCAAAAATAATCGCTATGTTTGCAGTGCTTATCATACATATTCCACAAAATGCGGGCAGCAAGCTTGCATTTTCGGTGCAGGCATTTTTTATGCCCGGACATATTGTGTACCATATATGGTATCCGTGTACCCCCGTGTGGAGCGTTAATGCGCCCACAGCATTTTGTGGATGTGATAAGCAGCGGGAAAGGCACGGATACTTTCATTTTAAAAACTTATTGTTATGCTTGACAATGCAAAAGTTTCCACCGCTGCCACAAACAGCTTCGGAACGTCCGCCCACGAAACGGGTATCAACATCTCCACACTCACCCCTTACGACTATTTCCACTCCATGGGTATCGACCTGCAAGGTTTCTCCATCCATATTCTTCGCAAGCGCCGTAAGAACGGTGTTGCCATCACCGGTGTGTTCAATATCAGTGGCATCTACTATACGGTCGGTGCTGAAGACTATGAGCACTTGCTGGTCAATTTGCTGGAACGATACCGGAAGAAACGTGCTTACCATAAGAGGTGCCGGGAACGGAAACGTGAGCGGAACATGCTTTCGTTCATCAACCGTTATCCGGACGCCATGGTACTTCCGGCATACTTTTCCTGACTTGCACCTTTCACATCAACTTTATGCTTTATTCCCGGTGGCCGTCCCATCGGGAATAAATGCTTTTTTATATTCCGATTTGCGGACATTTCATTCGGTTTCATCACCCTGGTATCTTATGATACTCCCCTACTCCATCCCCCGGACCCCCTGGAATGAAAAGACAAGCAATATAGAGGGAGTTTTGAAAAGAAAATATTTCAAAAGAGGCATCCAACAGTCCAACCGTCCAACAAGAGAAAGGATTTTAAAATGTAACTCTCTGTTGTATAGTAGTATATATTTTCTATTTAATCATATATATATACTACAATGGCGTTGTCTTGTTGGACGCTGTTGGACGTGTTGGATTGCCATTTTTCAACCATCCAACTGGCTCCGTCCAACAAAAACGGCAAAAAATGCGGCTTGTTGGACGTGTTGGACGTCCTCCAACAGTATTTTCTATATAGTAAATTTGTATAACTAAATAATAATCAGTAACTTTAATAATGCTGTTGGACTGTAGGACAGTTGGAAGCAAAAATAAACAAAAACGGTTTCAAAAAATTTTTTTAAGGAAATGAGCATGATTACGACGAGTATTTCAATTACACCTTACCTGGCTGAATATCTGCGTGGAAAGTACAACAACGGTGCGGATGAACCTTTCCGTATTCCTGACAATACGGACTTGTACCATGTGATATGGACACTGATGTCGCGGCGTCATCAGAACCAGTCTCCCATAGATGACGGTAATCTGACTATCATACTCCCGGAGAGGCGTATCGGTAAGGATCCGGAAATATACAACTATCTGTCTCCACGGTCGGCCAAAATCATAGAAACGGAAATACGCAGGATGTTCAACCGGGAACTTCATACAGCGATGGACGAGAACGACCTGAACGGGCATGAGTTGAACAATCTCGATATCGTTCACAATTTCCTATGTGCGTATTGCATAGACAGCATCAGCGAGGATGCATTGCTGAAGAACTTCTATCGGTGGCGGGAGAACATCCGCAAGCGGAAAAGGCGCCGCGAATACAAAAAGAAGTTAAAAAATGGCTGAAAAATCACCGACCGAACTATGCGTTTTGTCCCAAAATGGCGGACAAAATGTCCTATGTGTGGCGAACTTATTGAATTACAAATAATTATATTAATATGAAAGAACTTTCCATCCATATTAAAGTATATCCGGTGACCAGGATGCGCCAGGATGTCTATCGGTTCATGGCCGATGAGTTTGATTTCATTCCGGTACCGGAATCCTCAGAGGCAGGCCGCTGCTTCAATTGTAATAAAGATATAAACATAAGCCTTCCTCCATCCGGAGTGATGAAAGACTTCCTGGCAGGCAGGTTCTGCATTGTCGAGTTCACTGACACCAGACACCGGATTTTCCGGATCGGGGACAAAAAAATACCAGCCATTGTCTCGATATCCCCCAATCTGAATTCGGCGACTCTGAAAATTGAATGTAAGATGCTCAGTTCCCCACTATTGTAGCGTCCTTCACCCCTTTCTGCAGGCTGCCTATCTTCGCTGAAAAGATACGCAATGAACAGAACTTATCTACGCCAGCTTCTTACTTTAAATATAAACCGGCTTCTTATCACGGCAGAGGGCTTGTCTTCTGCCATGATAGAGGCTTTTCCATTGGTGCCCGCTGACAGTCTGCAACCGACATCCTTTTTCTTCAATGAAAATCCCCCCACATATAAGGAGACTTCGAAAAATGCCCTTTCACTTCTTCAGCAGGAAATGAAGGCCCGTTCGGAACTCCAGGGTATAACCGTCACCGATGACTTCTCTTCTGACGAACTTCCTGAAGGCAGTATCGCCTATCACCGTATCTGGGGATTCATAACCTCGGACTGCCGATGGTATTTCTCTTCCAAGCAGTTTGAACGGGACTTGATGGCGGCAGAAGCCAATCCGGCCATCACCTGCCATTTCCTGCATGTGAACTCTCCGGGGGGAGAAGCATGGTATATGGACAGACTCAGCGAGACGATGCGCTCGCTCGGCAAGCCTGTCATGACGCTGGTGGAGCAGTGCAACTGTTCTGCCAGCTATTATATAACCTGCCATTCCAAATTCATTGCCGCACTCACGGCCAATGATACTATCGGTTGCATAGGAACCATGATTTCTGCCTATAACTATGACGGATGGCTGGAAAAGATGGGTATCAAACACGTCCAGGCCAAAGCCACGAAATCAGACCTGAAGAATAAAAAGACGGAAGATTTGCTCAAAGGGAAACCGGCACAGTACATCGAAGAAGAGCTGGATCCGCTCAATGAACAGTTCCTTGCTGCTGTTCTTGCGTCCAGACCGCAACTGGGCAGCTTGCCGGAAGACGACCCGGTATTCCGTGGTGAAACGTTCGATACTCCGCATGCCATCGATAAAGGGCTGGTTGATGCCTCCATGACCTTTCCCGAAGCTGTGGCCAAGGCTGCAGAGCTCGGACGCAGCTATATGGAAATCGAGACTATAAAGAGAAGTGCTCTCAACTATTTATAACTTAACTTTTGTATCATGAATTTAAGAGAAAGAATTCAGACCGTCCTGCAGAAACTGAATTTGCTGGACAAAGCGAAAGCCAATCAACTGACTCAGGAAGAATGGGGACAGATAGTCAACTCCTATAATCAGGAGTACCATTCTATCCTTCAGGATGACTTGGCTGCGGATCAGGCAACGCAACGGCAAACGGTTGCCGTCACTCAGGAACAGATTGACCAGGTACAGTCCATTCTTGGAAGTATTGTCAATCCGGTACAAACCAATTCAACAGCCACGGAAGAGGAAAACGGTGGGAGTGGGCCGATGCAGACCGTGGCACAGCCAGCCAACGGTGAAGGCCTGGTGCAACTGGCCACTGCCGTGCAAAGTCTGGTTGACAATATGAATAACCGTGCGGAGGACGATATCCCCTCCCGGACAGTGACAGCCTCTTCCATCATGTTCACGGGACCGGCAGACCGTTCCCAGTATCTTTTCGGTATCGAAAACCCGATGTTCTCCATGTCCGAACGCTGGAATAGGATTGCTGTCAATCCGGCCTTAGCTTCTTCTTTCGGTCCATGGGATGAAGAGAATGAAGGAGCCGCTTTCCGTCGACAGGCCGTTACTTTCTCCCGTTCACTGCAGCAGCGTTACAGCTATCTGCACAGAAACGGCATGCTTGACGCCAAACGCCTGGCAGCCGGAGAATTCAGTACGAATTACGAAGGGGTGAACACAGCCGGTGTGGGTAACCAGTATGTGGTTCTGCGTCAGGATGCCCTGATAGCCCGTGTACTCGCAGTCCGCGACCTCACGCAGTATTTCCCCGTCCGCTATGGAATTCAGGACCATGACCTCGTGTTCAATGCCTTCTTCTCCGAAGTTTCCCAAGCTTACCAACAGGGTGAAATCTGGAAGGGTGACATGAAGCTTGAGAACGAGATGGGCCATGTGGACGATGCGATGATCAAGCTCAAGTTCGGTCCGATGAAAGAGCTGGAACGCATGTACATCGCCTATCTGAACAAGGAAGGCTCCGACCCTATCAAATGGAACATGATCGAGTTCTGCATCCTGAACTCATTGGAAACCGCTCAGGTGGAGCAGAACAAACGCCGTATGCGCGGTATCTATGTCAAACCGGAAACGGGTGTCGCAGGCAGCTACCTGAACGCATCGACCGGAATCATATACACGCTGGTCCGCTACATGCATGAGTTCAAGATCCTTCCCCATGACGACGAGTCCTATCGCAGCTACACGGCTTCCAACATGCTGGATTCCGTTCAGGAGTTTGTCAGCGATGTAGTCACGTCCTGCACTGAAGACATGGACCTTGACCGTCACGTCCTCTATCTGAATAAGACCCATCTGCCCTGGTGGATTAAGAATGTACGCGCCAAATATGGAAAGGACATTGATTTTACCGGTCCAGACAGCTACAAGTTCGTGGTTCCTGACACGAATATGCGTATCATCTGGCTGCCTTACCTCGGCCAGCTTCCTCTCATGTTCATGGACGTTCCCGGCAACCTCCAGTTCCTGGAGTTCGTACCGGGCGAGATGCTCTCCATCAAGGTAAAGGATGACATGGAGCTTGTCAAGGCATGGTCCACCTGGAAAGAGGGTTGTGCAGCGTCGTTCACCGGCCGCCGTTTTGACAGTCTGGATAAACTGAAGGCCAACAATTACGAATGGCAGCAGATTTTCATGAACAAACCTGCCGTCGATATAGCAGCGGACGCGACCACTGTCGATGCCTCAAAGGGATTCTGGCAGATTACGGCAGCCAACACCGCCGCCAAAGCCATTACGGACATTACGGGAGCCAAAGCCGGTGTAGCCTACATCATTGAATGTGGCAGTACCAAGAATGCCACTACCATCGCCAAGTCGGACAAGTTTGCCGACATTACGGAAGCTTATACTCCGACCAAAGAGGGTGACTATATCATGGTAATCCTGAACAGCAAGGGGAACTTCCTGGAACTGGAACGTCAGGTAGGCGGTGTACGTAAGGTGAACTCTGCACTCCAGCCCAACATTCCTGGAGTCAGATAATTGGTTGTCTATAAGAACAGATTGTTTTCAGGTAGCGCGGGGCGGGTCCACTTAAGCCCGCTCCGTTTTTTATAACTTAAAAATTAAAATTGTATGAAAGCAAAAAGAATTTCAAATCCTTTCCGTAAAGGGAACCAGGCTGCCCGTAAGGTGCAGGTCCGGTTTTTCCTTTCGCTGATGGTGCTTTTGGCACTCGTGTTTATTCTTGACATGGTCATGTCTCCCGGTTCTGTGCTGGGAATTTACGGATTTTCCGGTACCACACTGGCCGCCATGATGGTCATCGGTGACGTGGACGATGTATCTGACCGTAAGACGCATGGCTCAAACATCGCCTATAAGATTTATTTGGTGGATATCGACCAGGTAAATTCCGACGTGCCCTTTCCGCTTCCTAACCAGCAACGAGAGATAAGCACCATCCCGATGAAAGCCGGACAATACATGAAGTACTTTGCGGCTCACGATATTCCCACCTACACTTCAACCGGCGAGAAGGGTGACATTACCACCAGCGGTACCAACACTTTTGTTGCCGTCATGGGCGGCATGCGTGACCAGCTGCTCGATTTCATTGAACAGCATGCCGGAGGCAAGTTCATCATCCTCTTCAAGGAAGTGGGCGATGCACAGTGGTACATTCTCGGCAACTATGACCGTCCGATGGTACTCTCCTCCTTCGAGTCCAAAAATGACAAGGACGGGCGTTATGTAACCTATACCTTCACACGTACAAGCATTGACCAGTACTACAAGTATACGGGCGATATTGTCCGTGCTCCGGCAGCGGCTCACACGGCTGACGCAACGGCACTTGCCATTAAATCCACCAACAACCGTTATACCATCCCCGATGGTAGTGAAGGCACATACGCCATTTCCACCGTCAGCGGATTGACGGCCAACGACAAGGGACGTTACATCACGCTTGAGGGTACCGGTACCGACAAGGCGGCTACCATTGCCGACGGCAACAGCTTTGTACTGGAGGACGGCGCCACCTGGACTGCCAAGGCAGGTTCTTCCATCACCTTCATGGTTCTCGATGCCTCTACACTTGTCGAGGTGTCCGGAAGCCGTGTGCAGACAGCTTAGTAAAAACCACCTCTTACAAGTCAGCAAAATTCCCTTATAGGCAGCGTGTTGGCTTGTAAGACTTAAATCTGTATGTCATGTATAGTTTCAAAGAAAAGAAGACACATTTCGTGGCTCTCCGGAATCCGGATGTAGCACAATATGACCTTGAGTTACTGGCTAAAGAAGTTCCTGGATTTCCGCAGCTTGCCACATTCTCACGCAATCCCAAACGTTATGCCGATGATATCCTTTATGCACTGTTAGATTGTGCCACACGTGAGAGGATACGTGAGTATCGCCGGGCTATGACCGCAAAAGAGGCAGAAGATGCCGGTAAAAAGAAAACAAAAGCTCCTGCTGCGAAAAAAACGGCCCCCAAAAAACAGCAAGTGCCCGAAAAGGAAACAACACATGCTGAAGGAACCGGTCCACATGACGACATTGAAAAGCCTGAAACAGCTCCGGCTGACAACTCGGAAGAAGAGTTGAAACAAGCGCTTGATGAAGCGGAAGCCCGTGCTGAAGAAGCCGAACAGCGTGCCGATGAAGCGGAGGAAGCCAGGGATGAAGCGGAATCCCGTGTCCAGGAGACTGAGCAGGCTCTGGAAGAGGAGAAAAAAAAAAGAGCCGGCCAAGGTTCCGGTAAAGTCCAAAAGCAAGAGGAATACCCGCAAATCGACTGGGACAACCTCTTCAACCCGCAAGTCCAAATAGCCACACTCATCTACAACGACCGTGTGGTCACTTGGAAACAGATGAAGCAGCTCGACGAAAGTCTGGAAAGAAAACCGCAGAAGCGTGACATCATGGACATGGTGGAACTGCGTATCCGTAATCTCCAGGCATTCGATGAGCTGCAATCGTTCAACGACACTGGGAAGTTCCTCTACATTCATCCGCTCATAGCCCACCAGTCAGAGAGAGCACAACTGGAGAAGCTACTACAGACGGACCCGCAGGAGTTCCTGCGCCTGCATAAGAATGTGACGGACAATATCCGCAGATACGAATGTTACCTGAAACGCGCTAACAGGCAAAACAAGCGCACCCAAGACAAGGAAAATCTCCGACGTCACCGTGAACGGGAATCACTGTTCAAAGCAATATTGCAAAAATTCAATTCAAAGTAAAATGGAAAAGCTGATAGAAGTATTTAATTTGGGTGGTTTGCCTACTGCCCCGCTGGATTCGTTCTTGGAGCTTCAGGAAGACTTCAAGAAGTCTGATCCTGACAAATTATCGAAACTGCAGATGCTTATCATCACCCGTGGTTTCAAGTATGCGTTCAAAGCCTGGCAGGATCCGGACGGAAAGCTCTGGATTATCGATGCCCATCAGAGACGGAAGGCACTGCTTGCATTACGCAAGTCCGGGTTTACAATACCGGAAATACCTTATGAACCCATTTTTGCGGCAGACAAGAAGGAAGCGATAGAGGAAATCGCAGCCTATAATTCCGAGTTTGCCACCAGGAATCCGGATACCCTGCTGTTCAAAAAATATAATATAGATTCTGACACCCTGCAGCGCTTCAACCTGGGTTATGAGGTCAAGACCACTGATTTCGGGCAGCTATCTCCCTTGTTTGTCCAAGAGCATGAGTCGGAAAATGTGCAGGAAGATGCCATTGATTTTAATGTTCCTGCATCTGAAGATACTGTAATTGCCAGACCCGGCGATATATGGTTGCTCGGTAACCATCGTCTGATGTGTGGTGATTGCCGTTCCAAATCGGACATCACGGCGCTGATGGACGGGCAGCATGCGGACTTGTGCGTCACAGACCCACCGTACAACGTGAACTATGAAGGCGGTACAGAGGAGGAACTCACCATTCAGAACGATTCCATGGAAAACGACTTGTTCGCTACCTTTCTCAGACAGGTCTTCTCTGTCATGTTCGCCGTACTCAAGCCGGGAGGCTCCTACTATATATTCCATGCAGACAGTGAAGGCGAGAATTTCCGGGCTTCTCTCAGGAAAGCGGGATTCAAGATTGCACAATGTTGCATCTGGGTGAAAAACACCATGGTAATGGGACGACAGGATTACCAATGGCAGCATGAACCTTGTCTCTATGGCTGGAAACCGGGTGCCGGGCATCAATGGAATTCCGACCGCAAACAGACTACAGTCTGGAATTTCGACAAGCCGCAGCGCAATGCCATACATCCGACAATGAAGCCCATAGCTCTTATGGCGTATCCCATATCCAACTCCAGCACTCCGGGGCAAATTGTCCTTGACATCTTCTCCGGATCCGGCTCAACTCTTATGGCATGTCAACAGATTGACCGCATCTGTTATGCCATGGAGATTGAGCCGAAGTATGTCACTGCCACCATCTATCGATATCGTGTCATGTTTCCTGAACAATCCATCCGGTTGATTCGGAGTGGAGAATTACTGAATGTAGAACAAACAGCTGAAATTATGGCTGGCAAAAGCAAGATAATCCAATGAAACACGCATCACTTTTCAGCGGAATAGGTGCACCGGAATTGGCCGCCTATTGGTTGGGTTGGGAAAATGTTTTTCATTGTGAAGTCAACCCATTTTGTAAACAAGTACTCAATTATTGGTTTAGTAATTCAAAAAGTTATGACGATATCACAAAAACAAATTTTAGAGAGTGGCAAGGAAAGATTGATGTTCTCACAGGAGGATTTCCATGCCAACCATTCAGTGTGGCCGGAAAGAGAAAAGGAACAGAAGATAACCGCTATCTCTGGCCTGAATTTAAACGTGCCATACGAGAAATCAGACCCTCTTGGGTCGTTGGTGAGAATGTTGCTGGCATCCTATCAATGGTACAATCCTGCCAGAAGGCTGATATGGAAAGTATGCCGACTTCGGAGTGCGAGGATAGACAGGAGTTTGTCGTTGAAACCATCTGCAAAGATCTTGAAGCCGAAGGATATACCGTCCAACCGATGGTTATACCGGCTTGTGCCGTCGGTGCGCCCCATAGGAGAGACAGAATATGGTTTATTGCCCACAATAACAGCTTCGGACTACAAAAAAAGAGGGCCGAACAGCAAACAGGTGGGGATAACGGAATATATTCATACGAATCTTTTACAGACCCCAACGACTGTTCAACGTTGCGAAGCTCCAGAGAAAATGAAAGAAAGAGCATACAGAAAGGGATACAAAAATGGAACGACATACAACAGTCTGCTCAGCCAACTTGTTTATGGGGGACTTCTTCCTACTCCTCAAGCAGCAGACAGTTCAATTGGTGCAGTGATCGGACAGAACGATCATTTTATTCTAACAAGGAACGAGATACCTCGAAAAGTAAACCAGAATGGGTCGAACGGGAGCCTAGGACTTGGCAGAATATGCTATTTCATGAATACTCCGACAGCATCGGACTGGAAGGGAGGTGCGACCAGAAAACAACCCACTCAGCAGAAAACAAGTTTACGTGGGGAAATACATGCGGATTACGGTATTGGGAGAACTTCCCAACTCAATCCCCTATTTGTCGAGGAGATGATGGGATTTCCGACTTATTGGATACTGATGCCGTTTTTAAAGGAATCAATTGTGTCCGCCCAAGAAATCCCTATTCCAGATGGAGAAAAGAGTCTATAAAGGCTTATGGCAACGCTATGGTACCACAAGTAATATATCAAATATATAAATTCATTAACGAGATAGAGCGATAATATGAAACATGGAATCAATCCTACTTCAGATATTGATAAGGCCACCTTAATAGGAGATGAATATGTATCCCAGGTGCGTACTTTCGGAGCTTTGGGATACACTCCCCACCGTATATGTACGCTTCTCGGCCTACGTGGAAAGGAAAAGATGGCACTGACAGTCCGTTTGTTGATGCCCGGAGACGTGTATTATGACGCCTACCGTAACGGTTGTGCCTTAGGAGAATACAATATCGATGCCGAACTTGCCAAGAAAGCCGAGACCGGCGATGTATCAGCCATTGAGACTCTGGAAACACGTAAGCAGGAGCGGATAGTCAAAGACTTAAGAAATCAACTTTTTGGAATATGACCAGACTCGACACCCTTGACAAGATACACCCGGACTTGATATCCGCATTCCTTACTACTGGGAAATGTGATGGTATTCCTGCCGATGTACAATTATTCCTCAAGCAGCTGCAATGGGCGGCAGAAATCTACGAATACGAGCGTAATATCACTCGTGCCGCCAAGCAGTTGCGCCAGCGCATCAATGCCCAACAGCAGATAAATGTGGATGAACGTACATGTAAGGCACGCATCTATGCAGCCATCAATTACTTCAATATCGACAACAATGTATCCATCAAGGTGTGGGAGTCAAACTATGCCGACAAATACGAGGATCTTGCCAAACTCTGTGCGGCTGCCGGTGACTACAAAACCCAAGGTAAGTGCTATGCCGCTGCCTTGGAATGCCGCCGTCGTGCCGCTGAGATAGCCGAAGCAGACCGTAATCTGGGAATCGTTTTCCTGATATCTCCTGAACTTACACCGGAAGACTTGGGATATAGCAAGGCATCCCTAAAAGAGATTGCCTCCAAGCACAATAAAGGATTCTATCTGAACTTAATAGAGAATCTTCCCATCGAGAAGGCTGAAAAGAAACGCCTGCTACGCGATGCGGACATTGAGGAAGCGGAATACGAAGAACTTAATGAAGAATAAGATGGAAACAGACTTGGAAACTACCGCACGGTTTGAGGAATACTACATGAACCAGATGCAAATACTGGTCAATGTCATCGATGCCAATAACATCTTTGCAGAAGTGGCGCGTGCGGGAGGTAAGACAGAAGGTATCACCGGTCCCCGTATCATCCGTGTGGCCAATGACATGCCTGGTGAACTATCGTTTCTGGTACATAAGACTTACGTAGCCCTAATGACCAACGTATGGCCCAATCTGCAAGCCTACTTTTCCAGAGAAGTCACTGTAGGCGGTAAGGTTCGTTCGATGTTGGAATATGGCATCGACTACGTGGTGGGCGAAAATAAGCTCCCTTCCCATTTCCGTAAGCCCCGATATCCCATATCCTACCCCAAACACAGTGTCGTTTTCCGGGACGGGCATCACATCCAACTGGTAAGTTCGGACCAACCGGAGTCCGTTGCCGGACGTTCTGCCGTCCACGCCATCATTGAAGAGATGAAGCACAACAAAGGGGAGAAATTGAAAACCCGCCTGTTTCCCTCCCTTCGTGGCGCCAGTGCCGAGATACGCCGTTCACCTTATTACCAAGGCATTACCGGGGTATCAGATACTGCACGTGTGGATCTTGGCGAAGATGACTGGTTTGAAGAATATGAAAAGAACATGGATGAGAGACTGATGGAGGAAATATCTACAGTAGCTCTTCATGTCAATACTGCTATATACCAGAAATACAAGCTTATAAACTCTCAACGAGAAACGACAAATCCTGTTACCCTTGAGCGTATCCGTCTTGAAATCATCAAGCAGAATCGTATCATATCCTTATGGCAACCTCGCCTAGCGGATATGCGCCGAAATGCCACATTATATGTCCGTGCCAGTTCCTTCTGTAACAAGGACATTCTCGGTCCTAAATTTTTCAAAACACAGCTTGAAACTTTGGATATGGATGAATTCCTTACTTCCATCTGCGCTATCCGTCATAAAGAGGTTATCAATAAGTTCTTTGCCAACTACAACAAGGAAAAGCATCAATATGCCGACAGTTACATCTACGAATCTATCCTACGACTTGACTTACGGGAACACTTTCTGCTCACTGCACGTTACCTGACATACTATAACAAGCGTGATGAGCTTCTGGTAGGATATGACCCCGGTCATTTTTCCAGTCTTGTTGTCGGGCAGGAAAAGGAATATGGCCGCCAGCTCCGCATAATCAAAGAGTTTTTTTGCTGCTATCCGGATGAACAGCCCGAACTTGCCCGTCAGCTCTATGAGTTTTTCGGTGCTGATGCCCTGAACAAACGTATCATCCTCTACCCTGACCGTGCCGGAAACAAACGCCGTGAGGAACTGGAGCAGATTACCACTGACAGCCGTGCCCTGAAGCGTGAGCTGGAAAGTTATGGCTTTGAGGTGGAACTGATGAACGAAGGGCAGGCCACCGTATATCATTGGCAGCAGTTCAAGTTGTTGCTTCTTATGTTTGGAGGCCGGAGCAATGCCTTGCCGGAAATTTTGATAGACGAAAACGAGTGCAGGAACCTTTGCAGTGCCATCATGCTGTCACCGTTGAAAAAGACGGAAGGTCGCATCGAGCTGGACAAATCATCTGAAAAGAAAGTGCCTCTCAAGAACCAGGCTGGACTGACAACGCAGCTTCCCAGCGCTCTGATTTATCTTCTTTTCGGGCGTTATGGAAACAAAGTGTTGAGTGAATTATCGTCCATGCCGGACAATTTACCTGATAATTTGGCTATATAACGGCTGTTTTCCACTATAAAAGCAGTCAGTAAAGATACAATAATAGCATCGTTTGACATTAAAACAAATGTTTTTTATCTGGAAGCCAAGTGTTTATGCTTTTGAAAACGAAAAGCGTTTTCTTCGTGAGGCGCTGTTCAGCACGCACCGCTGAGTTTTGGGATTGCAAGGCATTCTCCAGCATTCCTCGGAAATATGACGATGGAGGCCTTTCGTCCTTTCTCCTGCGGTAAAATCCGGCTATTTTCGGGCATGGAAACGACAATGACCGGTATTCAAGCGATGCAATGGGCTAGGGAGATTTCGAAGCTGCCTGACGGTTGCTTTACCATTGGCTTCTTCCCATGTTCCAGGCATAAGGGGGAAGCGTCAGCCACATTGACAGTTAAGGAAGGATGCAGATGGCGTACTCAACTGCCTGAAGAAAGATTCAGTATAGACAGTGACAACTTCTTTCTATTTACAGACGCAGACGGGGAACCTAAGATGTGCTATCGTATTCTCATCAGGTACATGGGCTTTCCTCAAGATGGTTTCAAACTTCATAAAATAGATTGGTTATGAGTAATCTCAAAATGGTAGGCAACTTTGGTTGCTATCTTGACGATGACAATGTTATATCATTCCAGATTGGAGACAAGCCTATGGCTTCAGTATTGGAGCCAGATCCTATGTTTCCACTTATTGGAGGAAGTCTTTCGGATACGCAGTGGCAGAGCATCCAGGGGGTCCAAGTGTGCAGCCGTGGCTTCAACAACATGAAATGCGAGGAAGTCGCATCAGACATAAAGAAGAACCGGCTTCTGCCGAGACTGCTTACCAAGCAGGTCAACATGCTGTACGGCCATGGGCTTGCCGTGTACAAACCGGCAATCGTAGACGGGAAACTTCAGAAACAGTGGGTTGACTGTCCGGAAATTATGGACTGGCTCAACAGTTGGGAACAGCGCGGTCTTGAGTCGGGTTATAAGGAAGTAGCCAAATCAATCATCAAGAACTACTACTATTTCAGGGACTATTTCGTGAAATGGCGCTTCACAAAGGGAAAGGCCAGAGGAGCGATGCCCGTTGCCGGCCTTGAATCCATGGAAAACAGATATTGTCGGCTAGCCACCACCAAGAAAGATGTGGCGACAGATGTTGTCTACTACCGGGATTTCCGTTACATTGCCGTAGGGCGTTGGGGGTATGGCACCTCCACTTTCCGCATTTATCCGAAGTTTTCCTTTTCGGAGCTTGCCAATTACAGATTTGCGGCCATTTCCCATCACCGGGAAAAATCCGTGGATGAGTTCTACGGTGTGAACGAAACCCATGCTGGTACCAGATCCTACATAAAGGGCTCCAACGATACGGCTGACTATATCAATTCCTTTTTACGCAATTCACTTGCCGCCAAAATACACATTGTAATCCCCAATGCCTGGCTTGAATCCAAGAGGATCCAGATAACCAAACTCTGCGACGAGAACAAGCGGCGCAAGAAGAACAATGAGGAAGAGCTGATGTACAACAGCATCGTGATTGGTTCGGAATTCAAGGAATCCACCCTGATAAAGTATCTGCAGTCTGAACTGCGCAAGATCTCCCGCTATCTGTCCGGTGCCGACAATCAAGGTAAGGCGTATGCGACAATCAGTTTCAAAAACAGCCAGGGCGAAGAGGAACGTTGGAAGATAGAAACGGTTGATCTGAGATATAAGGAGTACATAGATGCGTTGATTTCCTATGACAAGCGTGCCGATGAAGTGTTGCTATCAAGTGTAGGACTTGATTCTTCCATATCCAGTGTCAGCAAGGACGGAGTCATATCCAAATCCGGGGCCGATGCATACTACAACTATTTGATATATATTATGTCACTGACATCGGAAGACGAAATCTGCTCCGAACCGTTCAATATGGCCATACAGATAAATTATCCACATTTATACAGCCAGGGATATCGTCTTGGCTTCTACCGTGAAGTTCCGGCACGCCAGGAAGATGTTTCACCCCAAAACAGATTAAATCATCAGCAGTCATGAAAATATTAGAAGAACTGTTTACCACTATTTCGGAGTTTCGGAAGTATGCTCCGTATGCAGAGAGTAACATTACCTTTGACCAGCTTAATTCGTCTGCCATTTCTGCGAAAAAGCAAATGGTCATCATCCTTACCAAAGATGTCTATATGGAACTTATGGCTGCTGAAGGTGAGTTAAAGGACGCCCTACGTCTTGCGATGGCCAATCTTACCATGGCCAAACAGCTCATTTTTGATGTAGTGTCCAAGCGTAAGGATAATGTTGATATATACAAGCATGAACAGGAAAGCATGCGCAGATCGTATATTGAAAACTATTATAATGCGATGGATACTGTTATTCATCTGCTTGACACCAGTGACACGATGTCATCTTGGAAAGAAACCAGATATAAGAAGATGCTTGATGACCTCAAGATAAAAAGTACAGAGGAATTTGATATGCTATATCCGATAGACATGTCCTATTTGTTCTTTTTCCGGATAATACCGATTCAGAGTGAAGCATTGGATGACGGAATATCGGTTTATTTTGAACGGGCTGAACAAAAAGAGGAAGTGAATCGTCTGCTTAAACGGTGCCTTGCCAAGCAGACCATAGCCATTGCCCTGCGGCGTTTTGATATCATAGAATTTCCATCGACAATAAGAAGTTTGTTTGATGACTCCAAAGCGAACAGATCGGGGAAAAATGAACAAGACCGAATGCTTGAACTGGCTGCCTCTCTATTTGAAGAAGTGAAGCAGGAACTGGCCAATATTGATTTGCTCTTGTCGGCGAATGATTCCGGTTCTGTAGATACGAACACATCCTTTAACCACCCGGACGACATAATAATGCTCATGCCATGTTGACCATAGATTTTATAGCAAAAGGGATGCAATACAGTATCCCCAATTCTTGGAATGGATTGACCCCTTATCACTTCCAGGCACTTATGCATGATATACGTAGTTTTGCGGAAGGAAAGATATCTGTTGGGATGGTTCGCGTGAATTATGTTTGCCGCGTAATGGGATGGAACCTTCAGAAAATAAAGAATACAGATAGATGGGCTAATGTAATCTGGCTTGCAGAGCAGGTGACATTTCCGTTTACGATTGTCTATCCGGATAATGATTCTGCATTGCAGGAATTGGATCCGGAAACATATAAACTTTGTAAAAAGATACCGCCACATCGATTGCATGGAATAACCATTTCCAGATATCTGGCCAGGCTGGACTACAAGTATGCTGTTGACTCATGTTTCTGTAAACAGTTAGTACCGGCAATACATCTTGATGATGATATCTTCCTTGCTTACAAGATAGAAACAATGTTCAACCGTCTTACCTGCTCGCTTACGGCACTTCAGTTCATTGAGGCACGTAGCCTCCTTGGTCCGAAAGAACAGCTTCCATTGCTGGCTGCCATCCTATATTATCCGAATCGGTATTCATCTTCTGGGGCACACGAACTGGCACAGAAATTCACGAAGGTACCGGTGGATGAACTTGTTTCCATAGCTTTCAATTTTCAGGCATTCATCAATTATCTGTTTTCCAAAACGGAATTCAAGTTGCTTACAGAGCTTGAGGAAACCAAAGTTTCTGCCATTTCCACTGGTGCTCTTGAGTCTCTGTACAACTTAAGTTCTGATGGATTTGGTAATATTGAGGTTATTGAACAGCTGAATGTCATTCAATACTTGACCATTCTTCGAAAGAAACTCATTGATACAGTACGTAGTCTGTATGCTGCCAAGATGGATAAAATGGATATTGCTAAGGAAACGAAACTTCCCATTCACATAATAAATGAAATCCTATGATACTCGAACTGCTTAAATATTTTGCCCGTTTCCCTAAAAAGGAAGGTGTTGTTTCCATGTTTACCAACGGTTCAAGCAATTTTTACCAATATGCAGAACTGCTCAAGCATATCATTGATCTCCCAGAACCCATAATACCTGAACTTGAGAATTTTGTTTTTGGACAGTCATACGATTACGTGAAGAAGCGCGTCGATAATATTACCGGTAACTATTTGTTCGTGGATTTTGGCGAATTCACGTCAAGCCGTGATGCGTGTAATTCCATGCTTGACCGTCAAAAACTCGCTGCTACCATAGCCATGAAGGTTTCGGATGCTGCAGATATGGTTGAGACAGCCATTGCTTCGGAAATAACCTTATCACTTCTTGCAAAACTTCGACAAAGGCTTATTCTTGATTCCCGGTCTGAAGAGTTATCATGGCTTGACAAGGTATCGGAAAGTCATGACATCATTCCTTTTGTTTCATCCGAATTCAAATCTATAGGATGGACAATGATGTTCACATCAACCGCAGCAGATCTGTTCGGTGTAAAAACGTCCTTTAGGGAATAGCTGATTTCTGATACTTTAGCAAAAAAATGAAAGATATGAGAATAAGACTCACCATCCAATTGGCTGTAGCAGTCTTTCTTACAGTCTCAGGAATGGTACTTCTTTTTTGTGGATTCTGGGTAGAACCTACAGGTGAAATTGATAATTCTGTATTGGTTGCATTTGGAGAGGTATGCACTTTTTCCGGAGCACTTTTCGGAGTTGATTACAGATATAAGCTACAGTCATATAAACGAAATATGAAGGAGGACAATAAATGAAGTACTTTACAATTGCAGAAATGTGTCGTTCAAACACGGCAGACCGTTTTGCCATCGATAATCGGTGCAAGAAAGAGCATGTGGTCAATCTGACTGCATTAGTCGAAAATGTATTGGATCCGTTAAGAGAAGCCTACGGCAATCCGATTATTGTTACCAGCGGTTTCCGGAGTGAAGCACTGAACAAGAAAATAGGCGGTTCAGCTACTAGTGACCATATGAATGGAATGGCCGCGGACATTACCGGGGGTAGTCCAAAAATAAATCGTCGTCTGTTCTATCTTATTCAGGAACTCGGCTTGCCTTTCGACCAGCTTATTGATGAAAAGAATTTTTCGTGGATACATGTAAGCTATCGAAGTAAGGATAAGAACCGCAATCAAATACTGAAACTTTAAGAGTACAAGCATGAGATTATTCGGAAACTTTTTGTTTATGTTAGTAATTTCAATCCTGGTCGTTGGCTGTCGAAGTTCGCGATCAGGAACATCTCACTCTGAATTGGACACTAATACCATTGTTGAAGCTGGCAGTGACTCTGTTGACTTCCGTAAGAAGTTTGCCCATTACCTGTCCCAACAGGAGTCTAATCTTAAACTTCGCATAATAGAATATTATCCCGGAGATACCGCTAATCATGGTGCTGTGAAGTCTATGACTGAGATTGATTTATCTCATAAGACTAACTCAGACTCGATTATCAAGGAGCAACAAGTGACTGTTATTTCCGATACTGCGTCTATTAATAACAAAACAAGAATTGCAGAGGAAAACATTTACAAAATAAAGCAGCATTCATGGTACGAGCCTTTTATCCCCTATTTAGGTTTGGCTTTGCTTGGATATTTCATTTATCGTATCAGAAGAAAAAAATAATCATTTTTCTCACAAGCTAAACAAAGATAATATCTTGATAATAAACAAGATATAACTACGGTATTTACGTTTATAGTGTTACCTTAGCTGTACGAAAAATAAAGGATAAAACATTATGAACGAGCAAGTTACAAATATTCTTAACCAGAACATAACGAAGACAGCGAAGATACAGCAGCTCCTTCTTTTAGGTTTAACCCGCCGCCAAGTGGCTGATTTGGTAACTAACGGAAACTACGGTTTTGTACAGAACGTGTATAAGAAAATGCTGGAAGCCGGAAGATTCGGCCAGCAACCTGGCACCGCAACCTGCCTCGAATTGGACTATACTTTCAACAGACGTTTCGGCATCGAGATAGAGGCATATAACTGTGAGAAGGGAGTTCTTGCCCGTGAACTTCGTGAAGGAGGAATCGATGTAGCAGTTGAGGGTTACAACCACAACACCCGCAGCTACTGGAAACTTGTATCAGACGGAAGCCTTAGCGGAAACAATACTTTCGAACTGGTTAGCCCGATTTTGGAAGGAGAAGCCGGATTGCAGGAGCTTCAGAAAGTTTGCTGGGTACTTGACTTTTGCGATGTAAAGGTGAATAATAGCTGCGGTCTTCATATACACATGGACGCTGCAGACTTTACCATTGAAACCTGGCGCAACCTTGCAATGACCTACCACCGCCTCGAATCGGTAATTGACTCCTTTATGCCAGGTACCCGCCGGAATAACAGATATTGCAAATGCCTTGCCGGAATTTCGGAACGCAGTATAACGGAGGCAGAGAACATCATGCAGCTACGTTCAGCCTTCGGAAATGACCGCTATCACAAACTGAACCTTGAGGCTTACGCACGCCATCGCACAGTTGAATTTCGCCAGCATTCGGGTACCACCAATTTCACAAAGATGGAAAATTGGATACGGTTTGCCGCCAACATGATTACCTTTGCAAAACACGACATGGTAAATTCGGGATGCACGCTTTCAGACATCCCTTTTTTGACAGCCGACCAAAAAGTGTTTTTCAAATTGAGAACCAAAAAATTAGCATAATATGATAACAACTTACACTTTGCAGGATGGCGGTATAATTGCCGCCTCCTGCCCTGCAGACTTTGTAACCAAACTCCGTGAAAGCAGCCGTTTCGACAGTGAATGTACTGACCAGGAATATATGTACCATTTCGCAGACCGTTTCCATGACCAGACGGGGCATGTAGTCCGAGCCAATACCCCGGAGCATTTTTTGGAGGATTTAATCCGATATGAGTATTTAAGTATCGAATGAAATTCATTCTGCACTCGTACCGACAATTCTATATTATACAAATTTGCACTTTGATAATAAAATTGTTATCAAAACATTTTGCAGATGATAATAAATTCTTTATCTTTGCACTGTCAATCAAAAGAGCTCTTTGAATGACTGATGAAGAAGCGCTAAAGGCGCGGGTAGATGAGTTGATCGAGAATCTCAACTACTACCTCCGAAATTATCACCGGCTCATCGGGCTGGGATACAGAAAGTCGGTACTGGATGCTGAAATTGAATCCCTTAAATTAGAGATTCAACGTCTTTCCGCTTTCCGGTAGAAAGGGGAAGCCGCTAGGCCAAGCGGCTTCCTTATCTTCATTCATTAATATGTATCACCTAAAACTTAAGAGCTATGGGAGTAAAAGAAGAGTTTTTCAGACTAAAAGAGGCTTGTGTTAAAAGCAAAGGAGCAGATCGGATAAAAGCAGATCAGGAAATGGAAGCGTTCTTCAACTCCATACGTCCGGAGGATGAAGCGGAACTTCAGGCAGCAGTCTCAGAAGACTTTGCCAGAATCCACGAGGACATTGAAGAAACAAAGATTTTAAAACAGCGGATAGAAGTGCGCAAAATCTTGTCTGAAACATTGCCGTTCATTTCTGTATCTGAATTCGCGAAAACTTATTTTGGAAAATCTGCTTCATGGCTGCATCAGCGCATTAACGGGAATGAAGTGCATGGCAAAACGGCCACATTCACTCCCGGTGAGTTGCATCAACTGTCTGATGCTCTGAATGATGTGGCAGATAAATTAAAAAAAGCTGCAACCGCCTTTGTATAAGGCAGATTTATGAATACCAATATGAAAATTAGAACAGAAGAGGAATTTCATGCTTTCCGGGTAGAAATGGAAAAACTTGTTGCAAAAGGCACTACTTTGGGAGATATAGAACTATTGAACAAAGAAGATAAATCAAGGTATGTCATGCTCTCTCAAGCTATCAGTAGATGGGAAACTGCATACTATCCTATTAGGAGAAGTATTTATCTTGATTGCCCCACTAATGCATCCGTAAAAAGATGAACATAGGAACTATAAAGTAAAAGGTTTTCATCTAGAAGTTTTTTATTTGGTAATATAAATACAATTATAATTCATATTTAAATAAACCGTGTTTTAATACTTATGACTATTGTTTATGATTGTGGTACAGAAACTGCAAATGTGAATATATAAAATTTATTTGTTAAGTTTAGTACTTTGTATATGAAAAAGAAAAAGAGAGTGAATTGGAGTATAGTGGTTTCTATGGTTTTATCTATTACGGCTATCCTTGTTTCATTATTGAGAGTAATAGATACATATAAAATTAGCGATACATCATATATAAGTATTATTGTTACTTTGATGGGAATTTGCGCAACCTTTATTGTTTGTTATCAGATATATACGGGGATAACAATGCATGAGCGTATAAAAAAATTGGAAAAGTTGGAAGATAGTATATCAAATTGGGAACAATTAAAATATGAGGTAGAAGGAAATCTGGAGATATCCAAAGGTTTTTTATTTCAGTCGAAAGAAGAAATTGAAAGAGCTTTTATTTGTTATCAAATAGCTTTACATCATTTCTTTATGTCCAACAATGAGAATAAAATTAACGATATGTTGACCAATTTAGAGTTTTGTTTGAAAGGGTTTAGAGGAGAAGTTACTCAAGAGGTTAAAGATATGATAAATGATTGCTGGGACAAGATTGAAGCTACAGAAAACTATAAATTATATAAAACAAGATATTTTTCGATAAAAGAGACTCTAAAACTAATCAATAATGAATAGACCAAGGAAATCAGATGTGTATCCTGTTATATCTAAAATAACGGAGGATGCAGAGATAAAACAAGAAAAAGAAAAAAGAATAATATATGAGCGTATAGAGAAACGCATAAGTGAGGAGTTAACTGAAGACGAAAGGGAAAAATTGAGTGAACCTGCAAATGCAGCTGTTCTACAGTTTACTATAGGGCGTATGATTTGTTGTAACTCATTAGAAAAACGCCGTCTATTAGAAGATATTTTAATTGAGAAAGCAAAATCAAGAGGTAAAAATGATGAAGAACAAGATTATGACCGGGCGATTCGTTCTGCATATGAATTAACTATTAATGAGATTCAATTATTAGTATTTATAGAAACATACTCTACTATTGTGTGTTCCATAATAAATGGAACTGGTGCAATTGAAAATGTACAAAAGCTATATTCTTATTTGGAAAACAGTAGTTTTGTTTTGGAAGAGATAAAAAAATGCGAATATAATTTTTTATTGTTTGAAAGGTCACTATATGAACATGATTTATCTGCCCTAAAAGAATATCATAATGAGGATATAGCAATAGAGAATTTATGTTCATTAGTTAAAAATATCTTAATAAAACATTATGATGTAGATATAAATTTAGCAGAGAGTGTTCGTTCTAATACAGATATTGTAAAACTTGTATCATATCGATTAACCAATTCCGGAAAAATAATAGCCAGATGTGAAATTAATAAGATAGGTGTAAATTATGTGGCTAATGATGTTTTTCCATTAAAATTATCTAATATTATAGCTGATAATATTTATAGCTTAGGAAGTATGGCTGCTCAATGTAGTGTCTTATAATTTTTTGTGTGAGTAATTTAAGCATATGTTACCATATATATTGTTTATGAATAAACAATATAAGTATAATGGTAAGTGTGATAGATAGGTTTGGGAGCATCTTCAAAGGAAGGTACGCAGGATGCATCTATTAGTAAAATTCGCTTTAATATTCCCGTCATGTTGCATTCAAATGCCCCTTTGAGGAGAACCTTTTAAAATATACTGGTGAACTAAAAAATATCATAGCACAAGAATTTGCTTCTCCGACTCCTGATTTTGTGAAGTATTTTGCAAAACAAGTTTATGATGGGATTATTACTGCTAAATTATTAGAACAATTCACTCATTTAACTAAAAAGTCTATTTCTACTTACATCAATGACCTTATCTCCGAACGACTTAAATCTGCATTAAAAACAGAAGTTGTAGAAGGACAAAAGGAAGAAGAAAAAGGGCAGGAAAATAATTCTATATCAACAGAAGAAAGTAAAATTGTCACTACTGAGGAAGAAATAGAAAGCTATTTAATCGTAAAATCAATATTACGCCCTATCATCGATATTTCAAGAGTTGTCTATAGAGATGCTCAAACATATTTTGCTATTTTGCTTGATGACAATAACAGAAAACCGATTTGTCGCATGTACTTCAATAGCATTAGCAAGAAGTATATAGCTACCTTCGATGAAAATAAGAAAGAAACGAAACATGAGATAACTTCATTGAATAACATCTACAATTATTCTAAAGAATTGACTGATATAATAAAGTTCTATACAGAAAAGTAGATTTTAGTATAGCGGAGCAAAAAAGCTCCGCTTTATTTTTGTTATTCCAAAAACTTTTGCCATATTTGCAGTGCTACAACAGTTGGTTGAGCTGTTTTTTCAACCCCGACCGGACAAACGGCTATTTGTCCAAATACGAATTTGGGCTTTTTTTATGCCCATAGGTTTGCTCCCGACATGAATGTCGCCAGCAAATTCATATACGAACAAGAAGGCATTGCGTAAAGTATGCATATATACTTATACGGCTATCATTCCCGAACATTTATTCCAACGCTTCGGCGGGGTTGAATCAACTGTTGTAGCAACGGGTTTGGTAGCCGTTCTTTTTCCTACCATTGCTACAACAGTTATTCGTATATGAAAAATCAAAATTCCAGCACTCTCAACGTGCCTGTCTCCAGCATCCCTACCGTGGGCCAATCCGTTAACGCTCTTACTGAGCAAGTGAATAACCTCCAACGCAAGTACTACCGCGCTTTGGCTCCCGACTGCGAAATAAAGACCGTAGCCGACAAATGGTATTTCCGTGCCATCGGTTGGACGTGCGCCAGCCTGGTGTTCCCACCATTGGTTGTGGTCACTGCATTGTGCGTTTATAAGGCAAAGAAGTGCCAGAAAGGAGGTGCCAAATGAACCGTATCAAGTCTATAACACAAAAAGACATTTATGTTCAAGCCGAACGTCTTTGCACAGGAACTGAAACAAGTGAGTATAAATATTGCCTTGCTTATTATGGCAACTTTGTGATGTGTGACATCTCTGCGGAGGATGCCCGTGAAATCATTTCCTGCCTGCAGCATGCGCTTGATGTTAATGAGAAAGGAGGACAAAATGAAAAATAAAGAGCAAGAACAGAAAATTACCGATATCAGTATCCATATAGCATCCTTGTCCGCATCGTTCAAACCAGCTCCAGATGCACGCCATGCCACCCACTGGTTCACTACGGATGAAGTCTACGACGCCATTCGCCGTATTGATCCTGGAGCGCAAATTAGTAAGGAGCAGGTTCATCAAGCCATGCTTGATGCCGGTTATAAATACCAGAACCGTCCTGGTTCATCAGGGCTGGACTTCCGGTGGATGCTCCAAGCGAAAAACTAAATACTACTGTCATATAGGGGGTAATTGTTCGTGATGAATAGTTACCCCTTCGTTTTATGTCCTTTCCGTACCCCCTCCCCTATTCTATCTTCGCTGGAAATAACAGTGAATATGATTACAGACCAGCTTGTCAGAGAACGTTTTGTCCATGATATAATGTCTCAAGGCATCAACCTTATTTATGAGACACAAGAAAAAGTTGTGCGTAGATATCTCAACTCACAGTCCGGTGACCTGGTGGCACATCTGCAGAAACGTCCGTTCACTACCCAGGAATCAGACACGAAACAAGCCTATTATCTGCGTATATTCCCATATCTCCGCTTCCTTGACATCCATTACCGCCGTGGAGCCAGTGACCGTATTTCCCGCCATATTCGCCGTAATCTTGCTCTTTATAACCGGGTGGTCTGGGGAGTGCTGTATCATGAGACATTCCCGGAAATAAAGTACGGTTTCACGGAAGAAGTTCGTACCAATATTCGCAAGGAACTGGAGCAGGCACTTCAATACGAAAATACTTCAAATTGGTAACATTATGGCAAAAAAGCATTTATCCGAAGACGAAATCAAACTCATAATCTCAGGTGACAGTTCCAAGCTTCAGGAAGAGCTGCATACACTGACCAAGGAAACCAAGGCTTTGAAAAAGGAAGAGGCCGAACGCCGCAAGGCTATGGCGGAGCTCGAAGCCCAAGGCAAAAAGAACACGAAAGACTATCAGAACCTTGCGAAAGAGTGCAAAGACTATACTGCCAAAATTTCCAAAAACAATGAGAAAATAAGTCTGCTGACTCGTAACTTGAAAGTCAACGATCTCACCATGAGACAACTCAAGAAAGAAGCCAAGATGCTTTCTGCTGCCTTGGATGATATGGTTGAATCCGCCAATCCGGAAGAATATGCCAAGGTTGCAACCCGTCTCAGAGAAGTCCGTGCCCGAATGAGTGAGTTACGCAGTGCAGGTAACAACATGAACAATGAGTTCGGCAACAGCGTGAATTGGATGTCCAAGTTAAAAGTGGCAGCTAAGGCTTTCATTGCCGTTAAGGTTGTCGGATGGCTTAAGAATGTCCATAGCCAAGCATATGAGACACGCAAGGAGTTTGCCAAATACGAAGCAGTCCTTCGGAATACTTTCCGGTCGCAAGAGAAAGCCAATGATGCCATGAAGATGCTTCAGCAATTGGCAGCAGACACTCCATCGTCTCTTCAGGAATGGACTGAGGCATATATCAAACTGATTAACCGTGGAGTCAAGCCTACCAGTCAGGAACTTGTCAATATGGGCGACCTTGCCGCTTCCCAAGGGAAATCCATTGACCAGCTTATCGAAGCTGTTCTGGATGCGATGACAGGTGAAAACGAACGTTTAAAAGAATTTGGAATAAAGGCTTCCAAGTCCGGTGAAACAACTAAGTTTACATTCCGTGGAATAACGACTGAAGTACGTAATTCTGAAGATGCCATCAAGGACTATCTTCTTTCCCTTGGCCGTGTTGATGGTATTGCCGGCTCCATGGCCGTACAGATGCAGGAACTTGAAGGAATTCAGTCCAATTTGGGAGATACCATGGACGCTTTTTTCAATAAGGTCGGAAAGAAATTAGAACCTTTCTGGAAATCTGTATTAAAAAAAGCCAATACTTTCTTTACGAAGCTTGGAGGACTATTTACAACCTATACAGAGAGTTATGAAAACCATTTTGATAAAATGGTACAGCTTGAAAATACGCTGCCGACTCTATTGAAGCGATATGATGAATTGACCAGTAAATCGTCACGTTCTGCTGAAGAACAGAAGGAACTGGCGGGTATTATTTCACAGATTAGGAATATGGTACCGGGGGCTGTTTCGGCTTTTGATGATTATGGACGTGCCATTGCTATTTCGGGAGAAAAAGTTGAGGAGTTCCTTCATAAACAGCGTGCTTTGCTTCAATTTGAAAACCAGAAGGCCATTAAAGAAATTACAGAGCAAATTGAGGATTATAAGAAAAAAATAAAAAGTTTGCAGGAACAATATGCTAATGGCAGAACTGTTATGGTCGGTCAGGGAATGTTTGCCTCTCCTATAGTGACTGTAGATAAATCAGATGAAACGAGAAACAAAATAGGAGCGGAAATAGAAAATTATAGTAATATGCTTTTAGGGGCTGAAGAGAAGTTAAGGCAACTGAACGGGCAAACTATTGAGGATACAATACAAAAACAACAGAAACTTTCGGAAGCACGTCAGAACTTCAACAAAATGGAGAAAGTTCAGTTGCAGGCTTGGATAAAAAACAATAAGGACGCTGCCACAGAATATGTGGAGATAGCTCAAGAAATATATAATAAGCGTTTTCCGACAGAAGATCCTGACGTAGTTAAAAAGAAAACTGATAAAACGGCTAAAACGGAACAGAAAGCACAGCTTGAGACAGAAAAGAAAATGATTGCAGATCTTGTAGCATTACGAGACCAAGCGCTGGCAGATGAGGAGCGGAAAAATATGGCAGCTCTAAATGTACAGAAACTTCTGTTGACAAAAAAACAGATAACAGAGCAACAATATGCTGTATGGGTATCCACTATCAATAGTAATCTGGCAGATCATCGACTTTCCATCGAAGAAGATTATGCTAATAAGACAGAAGCACTTAATGTCAAGAACATAGAATTAAAGGAGCAGGCTGTGAAAAATGCGACCAAGCGAGTGGAGCAGGCTGAACAACAATCATTCGAAACGAGACTAAAGGCCGAACAGACCTACCAGAATAATATGGAGACAATCCGGGAAATGGCCGAACAGACCCCTGTTACAGCTGAAACTAAATTGGAGGCTGAATACCGGACTAAGCTACAACTATTGGAAGCTTATTACCAAGCCTCATTGAAATATGCTCGTAAAGCAGGAGAAGACGAGACTTTAGTGGTAGAACTATATAGCCAAGCTAAACAAAGCCTTGATAAAAAATATCAGGAGGAAAAGAAAACATTAGCAAAGAAAACGTCTAATGAGTTAAATGGCCTATATGAAAATGATATATCGCAACAGTTTACTGATGTATATAATAATATCGAAAAACTAAAAGAGGCCATTGACCAAGCTAACTTTGAAGGGATGTTTCAAAGCATACAAGGTATCGTTAATTCCGTATTAAGTGGACTTAGCAATACTTTCAATACATTCAAACAAATTGAGATAGACAATATAGAAGCAAAATATGATGCTGAAATAGAGGCCGCACAAAGTAATACTGAAAAGGTAGAGCGTTTGGAACGGGAAAAAGCTCAAAAGAAGTTGGATGTTGAAAAAAAATATGCAGATGTTCAGTTTGCAGTGAAAGCTTCTCAGATAATAGCTAATACGGCAATGGCTATTATGATGGCTTTGGCTCAATTAGGACCAATTGTGGGTCCCATTGCCGCAGGGGCAATGGCAGCAACTGGAGCTGTTCAATTAGCCGCTGCTAATGCGGAACGGGAAAAGGTAAAGAATTTAACTCTTTCTGGTAGCGCCTCCAGTAATTCTGGAACTGGTGCACGTGTTGCCACTGGCCGTCAATCAGGAGGTAAAATTGATGTCTGTCGTGCTCAAGATGGAAAGTTCTTTCCAAATGCTGATTATGATCCGGGTGCACGTGGGTTCATAGACCATCCAACGGTAATAGTTGGTGAAGGTCCTACAGGGCAGTCTAAGGAATGGGTTGCATCTAATGCTGCCGTTGAGAATCCGACTGTTGCTCCTTTATTGGACATATTGGATAAATCACAGCAAGCCGGTACTATCCGTACACTTGATTTGAATCGGGTCATTCGTGCACGTATGGCAGGCTACGATTCTGGAGGAAGTATAGCTTCGCCAATACCGTCTAAGCAGGAAAATTCTGTAGTAACCGGAGCTTCTCTCCCACCCGAGCTCATGGAACGCTTTGTTAACGCAATCATTCGCATTGAAAAGGAAGGCATTCCTGCATCTGTAGCCCTCTCAGAACTTGATCGCAAGCAGCAACTGCGTAACCGTTCTCGCAAAATTGGTAGTAAATAATCAACCCATAAAATGAAAATAATCCATACCGCATCCGGAAAAGCATATCAATTGTCCCCGGATACCCAACTTGAAATCGAACGTCCAAATCTATTTTTTAATGATTATGGAGAGCAAACCTTGCCTGTTGACTTGCCGGATACAGACCTAAACCGGGAATTAATGGGGTATCCAGATATACCTGCCAACCGGAACAAACCTCAAGCCGATATTAGCTGTACTATCCAAGATGGCGACTATTGTATGGCAGCCAGACAGGCTGTATTGGGGGCTAAAAGGAAAGAAAAGATAACAACCACATTTTATATGAATGAAGGTAGTTTCTTGTCACGTATTGAAAAGACCTCTGTAGCTTCTATTTTTGGAACGGAGATAATACCGGGAATAGAGACGGTACAGCAAGGTATTGATTGGTGCTGGTCGCTACGTGATAATCAGGATGAGCATTTTGCGATTTTTCCTACTATCGTTGATCTTGATGGGGAAAGACGTGGAGTTAACATTATCAGTTTAATGGATAAGGATGGTAACCCCTGTGTTGACCGCTGGTCTGGTTCCCTCCCTTCGGGATACACATATGGTTTGTTCCATGCTTTCAACCGGAAAGAGACAGTGAACGGGCAGATTATAAACCTTTCACCTGGGTATTACATAACACCATTTATCCGTGCCAATTATCTTTTAGAGCGAATTTTCTCCTATTTCGGATACACTCTACAAGACAATTTCTTTATGCAGACAGAGCCGTTCAAGCATATGGTGTTTATCAACACTACTACTGATGCATTGGTTAACGGTACAATCCTTTTGGCACATCTGGTACCGGATTGTCTCTGCAGCACGATACTAGAACTCTTTCGTAAAAAATTCTGTTGTGAGTTTATTTCTGATGAGGTGGCACATACAGTACGTATTGAGTTTTTCAAGGATATAATGGCAGAAGATAGTCTAGCTGATCTCACAGCTAGACTGACTGGATATCCGGAAATCAGCTTCCAAGCTCCAAAGCAATTAAAAATATTTTCAAAAGAATCGCTTACGGAAGGAAATACTTTTGAAAGTACCTGCGAAATAGAGCAAAAATACCCATCAGCTTATTATGACATGGCAAGTGGGAGATATAAACGGAATGGCTACTCCCTAAAAACCGTTGTAGAACATGTCTCAGACGGGAACCTTCCCTATTATGCCGCAGAAGAAGGGTTTGAGGACTATGAAGTCACGGTGCCAGACTGCCAGTTCTACCTTTCCTCAATCGTCTATTTCAAGAATTCCGGCTATGGTGTTTCCGAATTGAGAATGACTGCCCCATACGTAGGTGACGGAAGGACACTGAATAGTACAATCAAGGGGCTGTCATCTGAATCAGGAGAATCAAGAAATGGTGCAGATGATCCTTATTTGACATCCACGTCACATAGTCAGTCACCAATATTGGCATTTATTAAGGAGGGTGAATATTACTCTTCAGGCTCCAATCATGATGTTATACATGGATACTCTCTGCTATATAATGGATCTATCGGGATATATGAGAAGTTCTATCGAGATTTTGATAATCTGTTACGGAATTCGTTACACAAGGTTACAGTACCGCTATTACTGACAGACCAACTGAAGCAATCCCTACCTGTACATGGCAAGGTCAATATCAAGAATACCGAGTATCTGATAGATATTTTAAAATATACGATTGGTGGGAAAAATACCCCTATAGAAACTACACTGTTGACAACACGGTTATTCGAGCCAATATCGATAGCTTTAAGTGAAAGTGAACGGATGCCCCAAGAAACTAATTACAGATGGGTATTACAAAAAGAAGAGACCTCCTTGACAGAGGAAGAATGGATAGCTGCCGGATACGAAAAGGGGGCCATCGTATCTTTTCCTCCAATCTATCCTCCTTCACCGACAAAAGAACAATATGAGGCAGGTGGAAAATATTATGAAAGATATGTGTACTACAGCTATAAAAGCTTATACTCCGAGAGTGTAATATATAGCAGATATTATACTTATCTTTCAGTGGAACTATATTCAAGCGAAGAAAAAAGTAATAATTGATCTGATAATAGATGTCCTTTCAGTGAATATCCGTACAATCTAATTTTGTCGCAAAACAAATGGTAAATATGAACATCATTCAACAGCCAGACATACTTTCTCTTTCCATGAACTTAAAGAAGTTCCTTATTGGCTCTTCTCAAGAAGTGACATTCACCTTAAAGGTTAGTGGTAAAGAACTGGTGTCTCAAGTATATGCTCCTTCTACCGACGGCCAAATAGAAATTGACGTGCATGAGATCATACATTCGTATTTGTCATACGATTTAAAAGATAGCGGCCAAGTCTATCAGCAATTTAATCTTGTATCTGATTTCACTGCAGTCATTGGTACTACAGAAGTTACTTTTCGCGTCATTCGTGGTGGTGTTGACCGCTTGGCTGACTCTGCCACTAATTTTCTGACACAAAATTTTCTTACATGGCAACCTAACATTAAGCCGGTCACTTACTACTCTCCGGAATTTTTAACTTACTATGCCGTTGTGTCTGGAAGAATTAAGCTTCGCGCATACTTTACAAACAAATCCGGAAATATAACTTCTCAAACGGATTATAACATTACAGAAATTGTAGCAGGAATAGCGTACACGATTCCTTTACAGTATTCAGTTGTCGCCGGGTGGTTGGGAAACAAACTGCCGGCATACTATGATGTATGGATTGAGAGTTCTGCCGGTGATAGACTTACTTACGTGCAGCGTTATTATGCAGAGGATATGCGTTCAGAACAGGAACAATGGATTCTGTTTGAAAACTCTCTTGGAGGACTTGATACCTTTCGTGCTTATGGTAATACGACATTTAATGGAGAGCATACACATAATTTAGCTGAGATTGATGAAGTTTCTCAAGAATATCGTGTTGATACCGAACGCAAATTTCAAAAGAATACGGGTCACTTAAATCAAGATGAACGCAAATGGTTACTTGATTTTTTTCCTTCACAGGCCAAGTATATTTATACCGGTAACTATTTGCGTCAAATTGTCGTGACTGAAAGTAATGTCAGTTATACAAATAATGTTCTTCCTTCCAGTTATACATTTACATTTAAGTATGCTGATGCCCGTCCTCTACTAAACATTTCCAGAACCGATGTTCCTGAAGAGGTTCTCAATATCACAGTTCCTGAAGTCGGTTCTTTTACAGTGCCCCCTCGGCTTGCTGAGTTTCCTCGCCTTTCACTTTCCGAGGGGGCACTTTTTCCCGTCCAGAATCCCTATTCTGAAAAGTGGAATACAACAACGATTGATGCTATAGGTTATTTTTTAGCTGATTTTTTAGTACGTGTTTATGGATCCGGTGGTGGAGTTGGGCACCAGCATCGTAATTTTGACTTACTGCAACTATTATCCTATATTGAAGGCTATTTATTGGTTAATGGACAGAAAATAAAAGCCGGTTATGCTGATAAGGCAGGTTTTGTGGAGGGAATGGATGATATTTTCCTTAGAAAAGACCAAGCGGATGGTACTTCCTTTCCCATGACTTTCGGTGACTGGGTCAAGTTTGGTGAGTTCCTTACCAACATATCTGGTGGTTACATTGACAAGGACGGCAAGATGGAGATGGAGGAAGGCATTTTCCGCAAGCGTCTGTTTGTTCCGGAAATTGCCTATAACCGTACAACCTACTTCAAGGGTCGTATGTGCGCCTCTCCCGGTGGCGGGTGTACGGTCAAGGAATGGACGGACAATGGTGATGGTAGTTATACAATCGTACCGGATTTGACTGATGCCGACAGACTGAGCCAGTTTGTGGATGATATCCTGACCACCTACTTCGTCACCAAGTCGCCTGAAGGCAGGCTGCAGGGCTTTGAGGAAATGAAGTTCCGGGTTACGTCTGCCGATTATACGGCCAAGACTTTTGTCATGGTACCGAAGCCGGATACTGACTGGAAACCGGGTGATGCAATGGTACTCGCCCAGACCGGTAACTTTACAGATGAGGACAGGCAGACGTACATCCTGATTGATACGGTGGGCGGCAATAATTGCATTACTTTCTTCGACCATGCCAATACATGGGATGTCGAGCCTGCCCAAGAAGTCTCGTGGTTCGGAAAGAAGAAGGGACGTACCGTCCATGGTATTCCGGCTGACAACTATTCGGCCGTCCTTCGGAATATCATCATGTCCGGCAAGATCTTTCAGGTCGATGACATCACCGGCGAGGCCTTCCGGGTGCCATTGTTCAAAGGA